GCTTGCGGAAGAGCGCCTTCACCGGGGATTCCGCCGCCTGATAGGACTGCATCGCCGTCTTGTTCATCGCGTCCATGACGGTGAGCGGGAAGTCGGAGACGGTGTGGGCGGCGGAGCGGTGGAGGATTTCGTCACGGCTCATGCCGCGAGTCGAGACGCCCGCCCGCTCAACACTGGCGCGGGCCATGTCGAGAAGACTCGTGTCGGCAAACTCGCGCGACGCCTCGGGCAACTTGTCGAGCCCGCCCATGCGATAGGCGAGCGCGTCGGCCTGCCGGGTGCGGATTGTCGCCGGATCGTCAGCCCCGCCGCCGTGAACGCGGATGACGGGTTGCGAGCGCCGCCGGGACTGTTGGGCATCCCAAGCCGCCGCTTTCGCGGCGTCCAGGTCCGCGCCGGAGTCGATCAGGGCGTCGGCCTCTTCCGGGGGCAGGTTGGCATTGCGGAAGAGCGCGCGAATGTCGCTCCGCCGCTGGAGTTCCGCCGCCTCGGGCGAAACGGTTTCGGGCATCGTGTCGGGCATGTCAGAGGTCCTTTTGTTGCTTCGGGTGCCGGTGTTGGGGTCAGCCGGATTCGGGGTCAGGGAGGCTTCGCGCATGGTCCAGCGGGTGGCCGTCCGGGTGCGCCGCCCTTGGGCATCGGTGCCGTCGCGCCACTCGCCGACGACGTAGCCAATGGAGACGCCGCGAAGCGTTCCGTCCTTCACGCGGGCCATGATCGGGGCAACATCGTCGGCTTGGCTCAGGCGGAGCCGGGCAATCGCTTCGCCGCCTTCTACCCGCACAGACTCGACGATGCCCACCACGTCGCGGGCACTCCCGAGACGGTGATTGTCCACCAGCGGGACGCCTTGAGCGCGGGCAAGGTCCAGCCCGGTGAGCGACAGGACTTCGAGAAAGCCGCCTTGACGGTCGCGCCGGGCGACGGGGGTTTCGGTGGCGATGACGGCTTCAAAGGTGAGCGTCGCGTCATCCCATGACGCCGGGCGCGCGGGCATGGAACGGCGGAACGTCTCCGCGTCCTGCCAAGCCGGGGGCACGGGATTCGCCGTCTCGGGGCCACGCGCGGCGGGCGGGCCGTCATACTTGCTGGTAGGGTCAGCCATTTGTCGGGGCATTGGAATCTCCGGTGAAAGTGAGCCCGAGGGCGCGTTCGCGTTCGCGGTCTGCGGCAATCTCGGCGTCGAGCGCGGCGACGTTCCACCCGAGGGCGGCGACGGCCTGGCGGCGGGACGTGAGGCCCAGGGCGAGCAATTCGCGGACGGCTTCCGCGTCCTTGGCCGGATCAACCTGCATGGGCCTCGGGGGAAGCCATTCAGCCTTTAGCGCCGGGGCGAGGTCGGGCACGTCGAGCCGCCCGGCGAGATAGGCGTCGGTCACGACGCGCCGGAAGATCGGGTCCAGGAATTGCGGAATGAGGGTGTGGTAGACGTATTGCTCCACCCGCGCGCGGAAGGGCAGAAGCCCGGCGCGGAGCGAGCTATAGTTCGCGTTGCTCAAGTCGCCGTCGAGAAGATGCGTCGGAACGCCAAGCCCCGCCGCAATCTCGCGCCGCATGATCTTGAGAAATTCCGGGGCGTCGTCGGCAGACTCGGGGAACGCGGTGCGAATGTCTTCGCCAAGCCCGAGGCGATACATCGCGCCCGGCTCTAGCCCCTCTTCCCCGATTCCGGTCGCGCCCTCATAGACGCCCCCGGCGGAGCCGTTCACGTCCACGATGAAACCGACGTGCATCGCGGAAACCTTCAGCTTCACGAGAAGCGCGTCGGACGCTTGGTCGTATTCGTTGAGCTTGAGCAAGATCGGGGCGAGCGCAGAGACGCCGCGCACCTGTCCCGGCCCGAGGGGGCGGAAGATATGCAACATGTCGTCGGCAGGAACGCGAATCCGCTCGGCGGCAGACGGGTAAAGGTCGGTCGGGCGCGTCGGGCGAACGTGATAGGCCACCCGTTCCCCGAACGCGGAAAACTCTATTCCGTTGACGATGTAGCCCCCGCCCGACAATTCGGTCGTGTGGGACTCGTCCACCCATTCCGCCGGGATTTGCCGGATCACGGCTCGCCCGTCGCGCTCTTCCATGATGGCGAACGCTTCGCCGTCCACATGCTCGGCAAGCACCATTGCCGCCGTGATGCCCCGAAGATCGGTGCGACGCTCGGCGTCGATACCGGCGAAGGCGTCGAGCGCCAGGGCGTCGATTGCCTCCCGCGCCGCCGGGTCAGGGTGCGCCGAATTGGCTTCGATTCCGGCCCCAACCGTCTCGGCGACAATCGCGCCGATGGCGTTTCGGATAAGCCCGTTGTTGGCATAGGCATGGCGAGCGCGGGCGCGGATGGTCGGAGCCGCCGCCGAAGTCTCGGGGCCGTGCGGGCCGTAGAAGGTCGCGCCCCCGAAACGCCGCCCCGTCGCGGCCTCAAAGGACCGACGAAGGGCGGGCTCGGCGGTGCGCCGAAACGGTTTCGCGAGGCGCGACCAAACCGACATCACACGCCCCCGGAGAGGAAGGGCGCAATGAGGTCGGAGACGGGCAGGACGATGGACGCGCGGGGCTCATGGCCCGCCGCCCGCGTCTCGGCGCGGACGCGACGCGCGGCTCGGGCGAGGTCGGTATCGGCCTCGGGCTCCGAGACGCGGAAGGCCCACGAAAGGCCGCTCACGCCCGTGCGGTGGCGAAGCTCGGCGGTGAGCGTGACGGCCTCGCCCGCCTGCACCCGCGCGACGATGGAGTCTAGCCGCGACGGGGGCGTGAAGGTTTCGCCCACGGGATGCTCGGCGGCGGGGTCAACGGGACGCTCGGCGAGCCAGCGAGCGAGAAGGACGGGCATGTCCCGATTGCGGGACACTTCATAGGCGGTGAAGACAATCCGCGCGCCAGCGCAGGCGGTGCGGGAATAGGCCCCGACGTTGCCCGATTCCGGCGGGAGGTCGGGCGACACGGCCCCGTTGTCGCGCAGGGTGCGGAAGCGATTGAAATAGGCGCGACGGCCCTCTTCGTCGTCGATTCCGTCAAGATCGGCGGCGAGGTCGGCTTGCTCGCGAAGGCTCAGGGTGTTGGACATGTGCGGCTCCCGGCTGGCATTCAACAAGCCGAGTCTTACGACATTTGGACCGCGCGCACAACGTAACGGTAGGGGTCGCTTGGTCATCAAGTATTTGGTTTAGAACAATAAACTAGCAGTTTACTGAGCCGTTTTGCTTGCGGAATGGATGCTGACATGCTATCCGTATGGCGCGCGGTGTCATGGCCGCGCGTTCCTTCTCGAAGACGCCGGGGGCGGGGTGCGAGCCGCCCCCGGCAACCCAGAGGCCCCCGCAATGCTCGACGTCATCGAAAAGCTGCACACGCAAGCCCAGGACATCTGGGGCGTCGGCTATCGGCGCGGCGAGCCTTTGTGGAAAATCCGGCTGGTGATCGTGCGGAATTTCGAGCGCGCGGGCGTCGAGCCCCCCGACGACGTGTTCGCCTTCACGACGGGCGGGCTTCTGAGCGATGGCAACGTGAGTGACTGGCGGTCCCGGCTCGCCGCCTAGTCGATTTTCCAGAACCAAGTGACGATCCAGCCCGCAAGCGAGGCGAGTCCGCCCACTTGCCAGATAGGCCAGCCGGTATCGAAAAACCCGGCCTCGCCGAAGATCGGGGCAAATATCCCGATGACAAACATGAAAATGGCGGCAACCCACAAGAGCACGAAAATGCTTTGCGCGGGTTTAGCTGCAAACTCCGCCGCCAGTTTCGCCCGTTCCTCTTGGCTCTTGATCGCGCCCCAAATCGTGATTGCCACGACGTAGACCAAGAGACAAAACGCAAGAAAGCCCATTCGCGGGGCCTATTCCTTCCAGTTTCGGAAATAGGAGGCGATGCTCTCGACAGCTTCGGCAAACTCTTTGGCGTCCTTGTGCGAAAGGATCATCCCCTTGCCCCCGAAGTTGAGATACATCTGCGGGCCTTCGCCCGCAAAGTTCGTCGTGCCGACTTCGAGGTTGTATTCCTCGCCCCCGGCGGCGTCGGTCACGTCTTTGTTGAAATACTCAGTCGTCGCCATTCACTTGCCCTTTCGTATTGCCCGCGTGAGGTCCGCGATTCTGTTTATCGGTCCCGTCATCGAGTCGCCCGTGACGGGCCGGTCATCGGAATACACATCGACTCCGAGTCCATCGTAGAATTGCCCGAGGGTCAGTTCGTATTTCGCCACCACAACCGCCAAATCGCGATAGAAGGCATCGCGGTCTATCCATGGCGGGAATTTTCCGAGTTCTTCGTCGTCTTCCAAGACCTACCCCTTGAGCCACTTGCTTCGGATCACATTAGGCGGTTTCGGCAGCGTCGTCACGCTCGCAACCTCGGCTTCGCGACGCTCCGGGGCGATGCCCACCAGGGCGCGGGCGGCGAACGCGTAAACGGTGCAGTCGAGGGCTTCGGCCCGCTTGCCGACGATCCGCTCGAAGCGGGCGACGGGCTGGCCCCGGCTATACTTGACGACGCGCCGCTCGGCGGTGAGTTGCGCGAACCATTCGTCGGACAGGGTGTCGCTGAAACGCCAGCCCGTCCCCACCTGAAGCGCGTTCAAGAGGCGCTGTTTCGCCACGTCTACCCCGACAAGCTGAAGGACGATGCCCCGTGCCTTCGAGCGTTCCACCAGCGGGCGCTTGAAACCACCCACGCCTTTGAGCGGGAAGATTCGCCGGGCGATGCGAGGGCGGCAGAAGCCATAGACTTGATCGGTCATGCCCCCGTCGCCGGAGTCCACCAACACAGCATCATAGCGCAGCGTTCCGCCCCGCTGGTGCGGGAAGTCGCGGCGCAAGAGGTCGTCAAGCTCCGCCCACGTCTCGCCTTCCAGCGGATCGCCCCACACGATCTCATGCGCCAGCACCAGTGCCTCGCCCTCGGCGGTCCACCCTATCGACGTGAGTTCGATCCGGTCTTTCTGCACATCCGCGCCGCCGGTCAGGAAGAGGGTTTCGGCGGGCATCCGGTCAAGGCCCATTGCCTCCCGTTTTGAAGCGAGCGCGGACTCGTCCAGGTCGTCGCCCGACTGGTCGCGCCAAGGCTCGGCGAGAAGCGTAGTCGTGAATGCTTTCAAAGTTTCCGGGCTCCGCTTGGCGTCCAGAAACTCGGCGGCGAGGCGGCCCCACGACGCATTCGGCAGAAGCGAGATAAGGGCGTTCATCCGATAGCCGTGATGCCCCAGAACCTCGGGCCGGGTCGCGCGCCACGCCCCATTTGCGACCATCTCAGGTTTGAACCTCTCGGGCACCAGCGCCTCGCAATGCTGGCACCGGAAAGCCGCCGTGTCAGGCTCGCCCGGCTTCCATTCGATCATGCCCCAGGAAAGCTCCGAGAGGGCTCCGCACTCCGGGCAAGCGCACTCGAAGACTCGACGGTCGGACGACTCATAGGCCCGCAGAATCCGGCTGGTGGCTTCATTGACCTGCCACTGGTCTTTCATCCAGCTGCGACCGGAGCCCGGTGGTCATTTACGCCTGTTGGCGCGGGTTGAGCAATCGCCCGGCGCGCGGAACTATCATCGCGTGCAGCGGGTCGGGCGATT